GAGTACGGTCGTGGAAGCCATCAAATCACCTGCCAAGTGTTCAGTCGTACAGTGTTACGAAAAGTGTCCTACATCGAGGCCCGCTATAAAGTCGTTGTCCTCATCCAAGCCAAATATCGGAAGAGTTGCATAGGTATATGTATAAAGCACACCTTCGGGCCGGGGAACGATATAGCCGTTATTTATAAGATCGAGGATGATCGACGTGAACGTACCACTCAAGACAATTGTACATTCCATGTTCTGACCATCAGAGATAACAAGGGATCCTCCCGGGAAGAGACTTTGCCATATAGGGTAAAGCTCGCTCTGCGTCCCCTGCCAAAGATTGTTCGCGATGGTCGCCTTGATGAGTAAGCGGTATGTTTCATCATCAAGAACTGGCGAAACTCCTCCCGATGGTTGGAACCCAACCGTGCGGCTCACGCCTTGAATAAGGCCGAGGATATCGAGTTGCACACCAACCGCATAGTCCAGATCGAAAGCCTCATTCATCGAAGCAAGACAAGCGTTTGTATTGGCGAACGGTTGAAGCTTGGCGTTCATCCACGCGTTTAGGTTCGGCGCGAGACGGTATTCCGAGGTGAGCAAGCTGGTGTAGTACGAAACGGGCAGCGGAAAGACGGGGCCACCACCTCCGTAGGGGCCACCACCATATCCCGGATTGCCGTAAGTAAATCCGCCCATACCTAAGCCTGTGTCACGATTATGTTTGCTGCCATGCCTTGTGCCACTTGATAGTAGTCAAGCGGAATGTTGATGACGCCAACGGGTATCGCAGATGTCCCCGTGGTGTAAGACGTGATCGAAAATTGCGGAACGAGAATGTTGGGCATCACTGATTGTGCTACCGCTGAAATCGCCGAATAGTTCACTGTCTCGCCAATTTGCAAATTGTTGAGATAGGCCACGATTGCCGCAATAATGTTGGCGATGACAGCGCTGGAATACCCATTCTGCGCATGAATGAGCATAGTGACGAAGATGGGGACATAGGATGGGCGCTGGTATCCCATGACTGCCGGAGTTCCCGTGGTTGGGTCTGCAACGGTGATCGACCGTGTTCCCGTGGGATTGTTCGTCGCGTTGGGATTGGTGAACGGCCCAAGTCCGCGTTTGCCATAGATCGCTACTGCCACAGCGATATCCGTTCCACCCTCCACCACCATCGAAATGCTATGTGCAGGGTTCCCCCATGAATCAGTAGCCCCCGTAGGATTCTCAATCGAACTCCCTGGTCCGGATGGTGCCGTAATTATCCCGGTAGCATAGCGAGTCACCCCGGGAACCGCCGCAATCGCCGCAATGGTGGAAGCCAGCCGAGTGAGAGACGGAGCTGCAACTGAGATCGACTGCCGAGCGCGAAACTGAGAATCTGCCTCAATCGGGAGTCCCGGAGATGCCTGAGACGGGTTTGTCGCACCCGTCCACCCTGCCGTAGTGCCTCCAGACGGCGTTGTGATGGTTGCAGGAGCCGCTTGGATAGCTCCGGGGGTCTGACACGTCACCGCGACCACCACAGAGCCGCTATTGGGGATTGTGACGGTTGTGGGGAGCGCCCAGATATTGCCAGAGGTGTCGGTCACCGTACCATTGGTGATAACCGTCCCGCCAACCCCGGAAATCAACTCGGGGGCTGTAGAGTACGTTGAACCCTTCCGAGCGATGCCATTCAACCTATAAAGCGAATCCTGCCCGGTGCCGATAGCTGTCAACGGGGATTGGTTGCTGTAGACGAACTGCATCCCCAATTCGGCGTCGTACTCCATCAAGGCAGTGATGGATATTTCCTGATAGATGGCTGTGTCGGTGCCAATGTAGACGACTTGGGGATAGATCGCCTGGAACTGGGAAATGTACCACGCCAAAATATCGGGGTAGGTGTTAATGTTCAACCCTGTTTCGTCAATGTAAGGCGGCGTGTACATTTTAGGAAATCACCTGTGCGCTTGAACCGGGAGCATTCGTTACGATGAGATTACCAAATGAAGTTGCCACCGTAGCGGTAAAGGTCGAAGCCATCGTGCCAGTATTGGTCGAGAAGCTAAAATCTACGATTCTTATGACGTAAGGGCAGGAAAGAATCGTGTTCTGGATGATAAGTTGGATGCCGGTCTGGTTTTGCGGTGAAGCCGATTGACCGATGAGTGATTGAAAAAGTGGAAAGCCGATGGTTAAATTCTCCCACCACTCCCCCATCAAAAGCCTTAGTGTCGTATAGATAATCTGGGCCACCGCATCAATGTCCGTCAGAAAAACACGGCCATTCGATCCCATAACAGGATCGTTCCATTCCGCGCTGTTCTGTTGGCACATGATGGTGGGGGTTGTGCTCATTTATCCTGCCTGAAGGAGTATCTTATACGGTGCGCCACCTATAGTTATTTCGAGAGCATTCGTTGGCTCTCCTGTCGCCACGACGGGGCTTCCTGAAAGCCTTAATGCTCCCGTCAAATCCAGAGTATCAGCATCCACGATAACCGTATTGGCTGTCATGGTAATCTGACCTTCCGTAAGGTCTATGACTGTTTCGCCATCGTCAGATCGAAGCTGTGCGCCGGTAGTCGAATACTCTGATAATGCTCGCGGATTACTCGCTACACCAAAGATTGCGACTGCGTCTCCGATATCGTGCCGATAGAGTTTTCCATCCGGCTGGGGCTGTATTCCGCCAGATTGCCACCAATTATCAATTCCCATGTCCTGAAAAATCACAAGGCACTCATCTCCAATCGCAATAGGAAAGGTGAGGCTGAAACCTCCCGATCTGGGTATCAAGATTGGTACATCATCCAAAATGGGCAAAGTGGTTGGAGTGCGAATCGCGTTGACCAGAATCACTTCTTGAATTGCGGGTTGCACAGATACGGTTTGCAATGTGGCATTGAAGGGATCACCATTTTGGTTAGCAACCACAAGGCAGGGAATAGCAACGCGCAGATCGCACTCAAATTGATGGAGAGATTGATTGATAGCGGCGGATCGCACAGAAAGACGATGCTGAATTGGAAGCATACTGTTCACTGCCCATCACCTCCCAATGGACTGCGGCGGTCAAGTAATGGAGCTTGCTGCTCCGGCGCTCCGTTAGCACCGCTCTGATATAGAAATTCAGCCAATCCTCCCTGCGAGGTGCAGCCAACTATCTCCGTTTCCCACTGATTGCCTCGGCTATCGCCCCGGTGTTGCAGCCCGTTCACGATGTAATCACCATTAGGCGAGAGTATCGAACGATACCCCGGAGGATTGAGTTGCAGTTGTCTAATGATCGAACTGGAGATATTGATAAGCATGGGAGGCTGCTGTACACGCAAGCGAGGATCGAGTGTGACCGTTAGGGACACGCCGTATTGAGTTTGCTGAGGCGTTCCTAAAATGCCTGTCGAAGGCGTGTAGGTAATGGTTGTAGCCTGTCCAGATGGGTTCATGTTATCCACCGCAAGGCCATCAAACCCATACCAAGCTTGCAGATTATTAGCCGCTGCGATTTCCGATATGGCTTTGATCGGATTGGCAAAGACTGGTCTGGCGCGGGGGAGTCTAGTAGCGTTCAGGAAGGCAATAGTTCCCTGTGAGTTTGGGTCTATTGCGATTGGAACGTTTGCCGTAGCGCACATTTTAGCTATCAGGGCAGCTTGCGAAATGTAAGGGTCTCCACGAAATGAAACCATATTGCCAATCATTTCGCGCATACCAGTGTAGGCCATGATCGTTATTTTAGAGTCCACCACATCGGGCCTTTCGACAAGCACCTGATATATAACTCCGGCGAAGATCACGCCATACGGGCCTGCTTGATAACCAGCTGAGAGGTTTATGGTACTACCCTGACCCCAGTAGATGAGCGCAGCTTCTTGATCGGCGCTGAGATTGTAAATGTCTATCTTGGCCGTCCAATATGGGCCTTGCTGCTGGAGGTAGCCAACAATGTTTACCTCAAAAACGATTCGCATTGCTTCAGGTTGCCACGCCTGAGATTCCGCACTCACCTGAGCAGAAGTTCCGTCCTTGTCTGGCGGCCCAGTTATAGTGAGATTCCACGCAAAACCGAAGTTGGGAATCTGCGATATGGGGGAGAAGGTGCTCATGCGTTATCATCCCAAAGCAGAATGAAATTGTTGCCAAGTTCTGTTGAGTTCGGATAGTCGTCGGAAACCTGCCCGAGATTGATGATGTAAGCAGAACCGATATTGAGATACCCAAATTGGGCCAGTATGTTTGCAGCGGGATATGATCCCGTCAACAATGGCACAGATGAAATGAGCACATTCCCTAAAGAGTCGGAAACCTGCATGACCCAATACTGGCTCATTTCATTGAAAAATATATAAAGTTGCAATCGTAAAACAGAACCATTCACGTTGAGAGAGACACTAATCGTTTGATTGGCTGCATTGGTGAGTGGAATAATCTGCGCCATCACTGCACCGCCAAGGGAAGCTGCCCAGTGTTGTTGCTAGACCAATCCCCAGAGCCAGCGATATCTCCTTGGGACTGCATCAGGAAGTTCTGCTCACTTGCCGTAAGCCCATTCTGGGCTGTGACGCCTGCGGGAACCGGAGTTGGATTGGTTTGTCCAATGGTGTTGCTGTCTAGCGACTGCGAGCGCGATGAAACGTTCTGAGAGGCCACGCTAAATAGATTTAGTTGCTTGAATTCTATGCGACCACGAAATCCATAACGGGTCTTTACCGTCTCGTCCGGTGTCACGTTCATAATAAACATCGGATAGTATGTTTTTAGTCGCGTTGTCACGGTCAACGGAATACGGTTCAGGCGTAGGCTGTCGAGAGTCTGAAAACACGCTACCGACTTGGAAGCGTTACCAGACCACATACCCGAAGCATAGGCCGGCAGGACATCCGTCATGAGTACATCCATCGAAACTATGGCTTGACTTGCACGAATGTGGTCAGAGAGGTTAGCTGAATTCTGTACCGGATGCTCTGTCGCCACCATCTGCTGCGAATGAGAAATGTGCATTACTCCATCGAAAACAAGGTAAGTTGGAACTGCATTTGGTGGCGCTGTGACTTGCGCCGATATCTGTGATCCTTGGGCGTTGTAGACGGGTGCCGCGACCTGCTGAGGAGCTTGGATACTCTGCACGTACTGCGCCGGTATCGTCAGCATCGTCATCGCAGGTGACGACCATTGAGGAGGGCGATAGGAGGATGCACTGCCTATCTGATCGGCTGAATTTCCGCCTTGTTGCGCGAACACAACAAGGCTTCCGCCTCCAATGATCGAAGCCGCATTCAACGCCGGAAGAGATATACCGCCCATTTAGACTCCTACCATGTTCCAGTATTCATTGAGCATAAGCGCCATTTGTTTCGGTTATTTGCTGGCGGTAATGCTGATCCAAGGCTTGCTGAGCACCTTGCCGTGCGGCCTGGGCCACTTGATCGGGCGTTGAATTGTGGACGGTTCCAACTGTCACATTCACCACAAGAGAATCGCCTGTAACCTTCCGCACGTAATCTCTCGTCTCCTGCGGCACGGAATAACTCGTCTTACCGGAGCGCGTCAACCAATGTCCAGTGTTCCGGTACGTATCTAGGTTTCCTTCCCCCCAGTTATAAGCCGCGAGAGCCAAATCCGTATTACCGTATTTCTTCATCAGGCGACCAATGAGTGCTGTACCTCCTGCTACGTTCTGTGCTGGATCGTAAGGATTGACTCCCAATCCAGCAGCCGTTTTTGGCATAAGCTGCATGAGGCCAATAGCACCAGCTCGGCTGACCTCACTTTGCTTCCCTCCGCTCTCCGCTGAGATGATTCTTGCGATAAGATCAGCAGGCGTTCCGGCACTCCCACCACTTGTACCCGGCGAAGTTCTACCACCTCCATCGTAAGATGAATTTCCCTCCATAACGCTCCACAAGCCCCTGGCAGCGTCCCAAGCATCTCCAAGTTGTGATCTTGCCCGACCGCTCTCCTGCGAAGCTCTAACACCACCATAACCACTGCCTGCGCCCGTATGGAACATCGACATTGCTTCGGATACACCAGCGCCGACAAGGTTAACACCAACCTTCTCTAGTCCGAGCATGATATTGAGCAATTCGGCCAGTTGATGCACCGCCGCACCTACCGCTGTAGCGAATTGATGAAAGGATGTCGTCTTGCCTTCAAGAGCGCTATTGCCCGTCAATGTCCCTTCGAGATTGGCGAAAGCATTGGCCGCCACTGCCGCCATACTCCCGAGGTCACGCATAATTCCCCAGAAGTCTTTAAGGATCGGAATAACGTCAGTAGAAAGTTCGTCGCTCCACTGTGGCATATTTGTCAGAACGAATTGATTCAACCGTTGTAGCTGAGGAAGTATCCCGTCTTCCCCAAAACCGAGCTTTGAAAGAATATCTCCAGCGAACTTCATCCCAAAGTATTCAGCATCCGATTCAAGCATGGACATCTGGTCGATGACCTGACGAACCTGCATCATCTTGTCTTCATAGCCGGGGCCAAGCATGGTGTTGAGCTTCGCCATATGGTCGTACATATCGTGAAACCGGCGACGATCCTCTGGCGTTCCACGAAAGACATCATCCATCGTCATGCCGAGCGCATTGAGGGTACTCTGTAGGGCTCGGTATTGCCCCACTCCCATCATGTTCTGCTGTGCTGTTCGCCGCATTGCAGCATCAGCCATTGCAAGCTTGTCGATATATCCTATGAGTCCGAAACCAACTGCGGCAAAAGCTGATACTCCCGCAATCTCAAACTTGAGCATGTTTCCAGCCATCGACCCCATCGTCGATGCAACGGCCTTATCTGCCCCACCTAAAATGCTCTGAAATTTATCAAAGGAAGCTTTGTCTACCCCGGCAGTGAGGCTAACCATGTATGACTTTATGATGTCCGCCACTTATGCCTCCTGCGCCTTCTGCCATGCTCGGAAGTCGGCTTCGTTCTTTTCCTTCACATCTAAAAACTCGTGAGCATCTGCAAGATCAATGAAGGTCATATCCTTGATGTCCCGCTGCGTCCATATTCCAGCCGCCACAGGTCTCCAAAGAAACGGGTCTAGGGTTGGGTATTCGGTTCCGTCGAACCCGCCGAAGTCTTCAACCCGTTCGACCCGGCGACGGGAAAAAAAGGAGCGATGTTGAAAGCGATGCACTGCTTTGTGAGTTCGAGTATCACGGGGCCATTGCTCTCCAGGTCGGGAATCGCCCAACGGCCATCCTCGCGGACAATCGGCATCGCGATAGGCGTTCCGGTCTTGTCGCTGTACTGTCCGCATACCCCAAGGCAAATGCGTTGTACCTCGGCCAATTCTGTGCGACTGATATACTGCGTCATGAACTCCGCGCTCATCGCGGCCCCCATCTCGTTTCGAGTATCTTCCGGCAGCGCTGCAAAGGCCTTTGACTGCTCCGTTTCCTCTTGCTCTGGCTGCGGGTTGAGCGCCAGATATTCCTGATATTTCCGTTTGGAGGTCATGTAAATCCAGCTACCGTCAGCGGCCTTTAGCTTGCCGATGCGATACTGCTTTTCGCCGAGGGGTACGTCTTTGAAATCCATGAATGCTCCTATTGGTTTGCGATGTTGGCGCCGAACAGCTTCCACGTCAGATACTCGCCCTTGGAACCGTAGGGCTGTGGCGGCTTTTTCGAGAATGAAACTCCGGTGCATATGTTCTGATCGCCTGTGACGGGATTTTGTAGATCGAGCGCGATAGCGGCCCAATCGGAAGAACCACCGTTCATCAATGCAGTCTGGTGAAGATTCTGTGCCGACTTGAGATAAGCGTTGATGGAGGAAGTCTGCTGACACATGATTTCAACGGTACCATTGAAGCCGGGACTCGCGGAAACCATCACTGCGGAATCTACAGCAACATCCTGCTCTGTCCACTCATGATCCATGGTTACCGTGATCTTGCCAGAGCCGAGATTTCCGCCAGCGAGAATGAATGGCCCCGCGAGCGGAGAGTTCATCGCCCCAGTGAGATCCTTGAATGAATATGTCGTTGTTCCGTTTGCCATCTCTAGCTCCTATTGCTGGACGTTGATTCCGATAATGAAGGACTGTTGCGAACCCGCGAGGATGACAGCGATGTAGACGGGCATACCCTGAAAGAGTGCGCGGTTGCCACTGGTTTGCGTAGAGAACGAAGATGATCCAACCCAGAATCCATTCGAGAGGGCTTCTCCGGGAGTGAGGCCGCCTGTAGGCAGAAGATTGATTGCCGCACCGTTCCAGATGCCACCGGCAATGAACCCGCGATTCGCAGCACGCGAACAAGCTCCTCGGCAAGCATTGAGAATAAGGGCCTGACCTCCGTCTGTTTGCGGTATCGAAGGAAGACTTGCAAGCACATTCAGGACGGAAATCTGGCAGTCTGCCGCGAGCATATCCAGTCCAGTGATAACGCTTCCCAGCATTCCATTGCCGTTGATGCCCTGATAGTAGAAGGAATAGGAGTTGGCATAGTTGTTATAGCTATTCCCCTTGTTCCCCAAACTAACGCCTGGAGTTCCAGCAAAAACATTGATCTGCGTCTGCGTAAGTGCAGTTGGCGTGATTCCAACGAATGTCTTTGCGGCTGCTGTATATGCGCTGCCCGGTGCGCCAGTATTGAGTCCCATCTCAACACCCATGACTGCGGCGGCGATATAAGCATTATTCGGCGATGCACCCCCGAAAGTGGAAGTATAAGCACCCTGACCACGGTTGTAATTTGCGGCGGCGATGGCCGAGAACACGTTTCCAGCCGTTCCCTGCAATGCAGAGAGGCTCGTCGTACCATAGCGGTACTGCGTGGCGGGTGTGGCCGTCTGCGCCCATGCGGTAATGGCTACATCATCAGCATCCACCGCGTTAGTCCACATGGCTTCATACCACCCGGGGTTAGCCAAACGGCAAGCTATAATCGCCTGTAGAGGCGTTTCGCCAACTGCGGTAATGTTAATTTCCAATCCGACGCCAATCGAAGGCAACTGAGCGACCGTAGATAACCCGGTTGCCACGCTGTATGCCGTTCCCTGCTGCCCAGAAATAGCTTGAACGGAAGTCACAACTCCATCAGTAACCCCGGTCACGCGACCATAGCCATAGGAGGCTCCCGATTGCGTAATAAGGAAGATGTCATTCTCTGCCCAGTTTGTTCCAGCGGCGGCGGAATCAACTGTGATCGACTGAATGGAGGTGGGGTCTTGGCAACCAATCCACCCGTATTGAGGAGGAGTTACAGGATTAGCGTTCTGGCCGAAGTAAATACCCATGGCGATGTATTCAGGATCGGTCGGCTGATAGCCAATTCCGACAAGAGTATTTTCCCATGAAGAACCGGGAACAAAGGCGATACGGCCATCTGGCCCCTGCGAAGAGAGCCTCCCGCTGTTTCCCCCGACAAGCCCCTGATTGAAGGCTGGAATAGCAACCCCAGCTGGAGTCACTGAAACGCTGACATCGCAAAGGATCGAAAGAGGCAGGGGTTGAGTGGACATTTATCGCTCCTAAAGTGTTACAGGTAAATCAATCTCATCAAATATTCCGCTTGCATCTTCCAAGACCAACTCAACGCTTTGGATGGTCTGCTTAGTTAGCGTATCTGTAACTTGCTCATTCATTCTAGCCGCAAAGTCTGAACGCGGCCACCATTGGTTCTGAAACAATTCTGGCGAACGTCTTGGGGTGCCAATTACGGTATCCAGATAAATGTTCGACGCAGCAAGAATATCATGCACAAAGTCCTGATAGAGGCAAGCTTGCACCTGTCGCGCCCGGTCGAAGGAATTCGGGCCATAGAAGATGAACGAAAGCTGCCACACGCGGGTATAGATCGTGGCTTCGAGATAAGTTACGCCAGCGATGGTGTTGGGCTGCACCTCATGCGCCGCGTTGTAGGAATCCGGCACTACTACCGCACGGATGAACGCGATGTCTGAGGTGATCGGCCACGCGGGAGCGCCGGGCTGCGGCCAATCCAATCTCACCTGCGAATATGCGGTGGAGTCGGTCGGGCCGCTTGGTGTAATGCCGAGACATGGCAGAACAATGTTCTGCCATACTACGGACATTTGCGAGTCAGTGAGGCCCGTGCTGCTCATGGTGCCGACAGTGGGAACCGCGT